TCAATCTTTTTCAAAATGTCAGGAAGGTTTCTTTTTTCTTCTTCAAAGCTTGGAATCAGATATGGCTTTGGAGCCATTCCACCCGTTGTTCTGTTGCTCACCTTGAAGAGTATTGCAAAGTCTTCATATCCTCTTGGAACTTTCACTTTGGTGATGGTTCCGAACTCAACATACGGAGCATAAAAAACTGAAGCATGAACATTGCCACTGAACACATCTTTCTTTTTTGCTGTCTCCACCTGCAATGAAGTCATAAGTCTGTTTGACCCACTGCTTCCACTCAGGTTTCTTCTCAGGTTGTTGACAGCTCCTCTGTGAACTCTGAACAAGAAAAGATTTGCTTCATCCTGAACCTTCTGCTCAAATCCTGCTGACTTCTTCTTGATGTCATTCAACACTTTCTTCATGTTTGCAGGTTTGATCTTGTATCTGAGTCTGTCCTTGCTCATTTCTTCACTGCTACAATGTGATAATACTTGACAGCTCCATCCATCAAGATTGATGACTTGATGTTGTATGATCCCTGATAGATGCCTGATGCAATGTTGATCTTGTAGTCATTGTCAAGCAAAGGACTGAAATTTGAGCTGTGACGGACTACAATGTTGTAAGTGACATTACCTATCACCTGACCTGACTCAAGTCTCTCTGTGCCTGATTTTGGCTCTATCCTGCAAGGTACAGTTGATACTGTGGTGTAGGAATTAGTGAATCCACCTGCTCCATCAGATGTTGTGCTGAGTTTCTGAAACTGTGCTCTGTGTCTGAAGTCTCCAATGTTGTAGAATTTTTTCTTCAAATGCTTCTCCTTCTGTAATGATTCAAGATGCTCTTGGCATCGTTTGGCATTTTGCTCACAGCTCCACCTGCGACATTTGACCTATCCTCAAACTGTGAGTTGATGATCTTGAGAAGAGCAATGATGATTCCATCAGGAACATCAGTTGCACCAAATCCAGTGGTGATGTCAACTTCAAGACCTTGATACCTGACTGGAAACTTTAGATGAAGAACCTTCTGATCTTGACCAGTCAAGAAGAACTCATCAGATGCAAGTGCAGTCTCCACTCCAAGAACCTTTGTTCTCACAGCATCAACTGATACATGTGGTGGGAATGGCAGAAGGATTGAGCTTGCATGCTGATCATATTCAAGAGTCATTGTTCTTCTCTTGATCATTGATCCAGTGTACCTCTCTGCAATGTCAATGCTCATGTTGATCAATCTTCCAATCAGTGTGTCATCATCACTGTGATCAATACCCATGAAACTCTTTGCTTCTGAGAGAGCAACAATGGTGTCACTTGATGTTGTGTTGATTGTTTTGCTATATCCTAGAGATTGCCCTTGATTGTTGGTTGCTAGTGAAGTGTATGTTTCCATTGGCTTGAAGTTCTTTCAGTTGAGTTCAATTTCATACATACAAGGTACTGTTTTTTGACCAATCTTGATAATTGACAAAAAAAAGACAACCTGATTCCTCAGATTGTCTAAGTCTTATGATTCTACCAATTAATGCTGTTACTTTAACTATTCATGAATATCATCTTTTTCAGGATCTTCTGCAAGTTGCTGTTGATCCTCATTCTCAAGCTCTGACTTGAGTTCTCTGAGCTTGAACTCTCTTCTGTCTTGTTCTATCCTGAGCCTCTCTTCTTCCTCAAAGGTTGAGCCAATTCCAAGACCATAGTTCCATCTGTCACTTGCTTTCATCATTCAGCTCCTTGTTGATGGTTTCTTTTGAGCACCCATGAACGATCTCTGTTGATCACTTCTTTTCTCTCAGTCCACTTGAAGTTGTCATTGCCATAGAGCTTTTTGATGTCATAGCTGACTCTGTGAGTGAAGCCATCCTTTGACTCTCCTTCAAGACTGAAGTATGTGAAGTTCTGTCTTGCATGTGGGAACTTGATGTCCATCTCATAAGTTGTGATCTGTTCATCTCTCCAGTCTTTGCATGTGATTGTTGAAAGTATTCCAGTCATTTGTTTTCCCCGTTGTGGGATCCCGAAGGATCCCATTGTTTGTGTTTTATATTATAATTAAAATGGTTTTTTGATTCAAGCTGTATGAAAGTGTCTCCATCTGATGGTGTTTTGATGATGTTCCCAGTCAGGACATGAACCATAACCAGTTTTCCATCTCATTGGAGTTTCACAGATTGTCTGAACCTTTCTCATGACATCAACAAATTCACAGACCCAATCTTCATCAAGCACTGGTTTTCCTTCTTCCATTCTCATCACTCCATTCATTGAGAGATATGACAAGTCATATACCTTTGTCCAAATCTCAAACCAGTATCTGTCCTCATCTTTGAGACTTTGCAAATAATATCCTAAGTCCCAGTCAATGATCTTCTGATCAATAAGATCATCCATGAGTTGTTCAATTCTTTTTTTGTATTCAATTGGTAGTTGTTCGTTGAAGATTGTTGCTTTTTGATTTTTCATGATAGTGTGTTTTTTGTGTTTGTATTAAAGGGATCCCGAAGGATCCCTTTTTTGTTTTAGTTGTCCCAGTCTATGATGTCGGCTGTGTTGTATTTTTTGCTGAGCTTCTCAGCATACTCACAAGCATCTGTGTAGTTGTAGAATTTTTTTGAGTTGAATGAGTCTTGCTCATCATATCCATTACATACTTCAAAGGTTGTAGTCTCATCATCGCTGTAAGCACTTGAGAAGTCATTGTAAATGTGAATGTATGTGTAGAGTGTGTTGTACATGATAGTGTGTTTTTTTGTGTTTGTGTTTCTTAATTCAAGAGTAATATATGAAAAGTTTCATATACCGATCAAGTGTTTTGTCAAAGAAAATGAAAAAAAAATAAAAAAAAATTCATTATCTGCGTTTTTGAATATGTGAGAGCTGTTTTTTGCAGAAAAAAAAATAAAAAAAAATGGCAGATCCAAACAAATGAACCTGCCATCAACGGAGTGAAATGTGCTATTAATTAGCTAGCACCTGCTGTAAGTGCATCGGAGAAGTCTCCAAATATGAATGCTCCTGATCGGTAAATTGCCAAAGCAATTCTTTCAGAAGCAACCACTGTCACAACACCTTTGACAACGTTGTCTTGGTCTTGCTCGTAGAATCGGATGCTTGACTGCTGACGATCAAACAACTGTGCTCCAAGATTGAAGTCTCCAACAAGGAACTTGTCAGTTGTCATTGCTGTGTTTGCGATCAATGGAACACCTGCGATCATTGGCAGTGCTCCACCAAATCTTGCAGTCTCAGGAATGACATATCTGCCTTGAGCATCTTTGATCAGCATCAAGTTGTAGAAGTCATCAGGATGAACCATGATTGCATTTGCTGTGTACTCTTGCTGTCTCACTTGAGCAACTGCTTTTGTAAGGATGTCAAATCTGTTGACATTGCTGTCTGCAAGCTCATCAGTGTATGCTCTTGCATCTTCAGTCAATCCAGTCAATGATGGTGAGTCAGATCCAA